TTCATTATGAGTTGGAGTAGAAAATCAAAAGATAAGTTGAACAATACTGCAAGAGCCCATGTTATGAAAAACAGATTTGGGCAAGATGGAATCACATTTCCTTGTAAGATGGATACTAACACAGGTTACATTGAAGTGTATGATGGAACATCACCAGATGGGGTGATTGCACAGAAAGAAGCAGCAAGTGGTCAATTAGAAACAAAGAAACTTCTACATAAGAAATATGTAGAAAATATGGGGTAATTATGAAATTATTATTAGGAAATTGTTTAGATAAACTTAAAGAACTTGATGATAATAGTATTGATTCTATTGTTACAGACCCACCTTATGGTTTATCTTTTATGGGTAAAAAATGGGATTACGATGTTCCCTCCCAAGAAATATGGGAAGAATGTTATAGAGTTCTAAAACCAGGTGGTCATCTTTTATCATTCGCTGGTTCAAGAACGTATCACAGAATGGCAGTTAGAGTAGAAGATTCTGGGTTTGAGATAAGAGACCAAATCATGTGGATTTATGGAAGTGGCTTTCCTAAATCATATAACATCGGTAAGAAAGTAGATGAATACGAAGGATGGGGAACTGCTCTAAAACCTGCACATGAACCAATAGTGATGGCAAGAAAACCCTTCAAAGGTTCAGTTGCACAGAATGTATTAGAATGGGAAACAGGTGGAATAAACATAGATGAGAGCAGAATAGGAACTGATGAAGTTATAACCAATCACAGCAGAAGTGCTGAATCTGCAATAAGTAAGGGAAAGTATGGTGATAGTAAAAAACAAGAAACACATCAAACAAAAGGACAAGCTCTTGGTAGATTTCCTGCAAACATAATCTTTGATGAAGAAGCAGGTAAGATACTTGATGAACAAAGTGGTGGAGCATCTCGTTTCTTCTATTGTCCAAAAACTTCTAAAACTGATAGAAACGAAGGAGTTGATGGAAACAACCACCCAACAGTTAAACCAACAGACCTAATGTTATACCTTATTTGTTTGGTTACTCCAAAAGGTGGAACTACTTTAGACCCTTTTATGGGTAGTGGTTCAACTGGTAAAGCAGCCGTAAGAGGTGGGTTTGACTTTGTAGGTATAGAAAGAGAAGAAGAATATATGGAAATATCAACTGCTCGTATTCAATATGAGAAAGATAATCCATATAATGAACAAAAAAATGAAAGGGTTAAAATTAACAAATCATCAACGAATTTTTGGTCATAGTGTATCAAAAAGTTATTACACCCATTAAAAAAAATAAGTTAGTGTAACAAAATTAAAAAGTTTTAAAAATTAACGAAAAAAGTTTTTCGTTTTTGAATATATATGATAATTATATTCACCTACCATATCAAATGGTAGATTTACTTAACAATTAAAAAGAAATAAATTTTATGGCAAATTCACAAGAAATTTTCGAACAAATTACAGAGTTATATACTCAATTCGAAGCAGAACACAATGGCACTACTAAAGCTGCTAAATCAAGAGCTAGAAAAGCAATTGGTGAAATTAAGAAACTTGTAACCGATTATAGAAAAGCTTCAGTAGAAGAATCTAAATAATAAAGGATACGAGAGATGAGTAAAATATTTCAAGAAAGAATTCCGTTTAAACCATTCGAATATCCAATCTACTATACAGAAGGTTGGTTGAAACAGGCCCAAGCATTTTGGTTACATACCGAAATCCCAATGCAAGGGGATGTTAAAGATTGGAATGAACGATTAACACCTGCTGAGAAAAATCTAGTGGGGAATATCTTACTTGGTTTTGCTCAAACTGAATGTGCAGTTTCTGATTATTGGACTAATATGGTTACCGATTGGTTTCCTAAACACGAGATAAGACAGATGGCGATGATGTTTGGTTCACAAGAAACAATTCATGCTACTGCATATTCATACTTAAATGAAACATTAGGGTTGGATGATTTCTCAGCTTTTCTGCACGAACCTGCAGTTGCTGAGAAGTTTGAACTCCTAACTTCAACTACCGCTAAATGGACACATGAAGATTTGGCAACAAATCCACAGGCAAGACAGGAAGTTGGTAGAAGTTTAGCAATCTTCTCTGCATTTAGTGAGGGAGTATCTCTATACTCTTCATTTGCAGTACTCTACTCATTCCAAATGAGAAATCTACTAAAAGGTATCGGACAACAAATGAAATGGTCTGTAAGAGATGAATCTCTACATTCTAAGATGGGTTGTCAATTATTCAGAGAAATGTGTAATGAATATCCTACATTATTAGATGAGTGTAAAGAATCAATTGAAGAAGCTTCAAAATTAATTGTTCAGTTAGAAACAAACTTTATTGATATGATATTTGAACAAGGTGATTTAGAAAACCTTGAAAAAGAAGATTTGAAAGAGTTTATTAAGGCAAGAACAAATACAAAATTACAAGAATTAGGTTATGAACCAAGTTTTGAATTCGATAAAACAAAAGCAGAAAAGTTAGAATGGTTCTATCACCTTACAGGTGGACTAACACATACTGATTTCTTCGCAGTTAGACCTACCGATTACTCCAAAGCAAACGAAGGTGAAGATTGGGGTGATTTATTTTAAAAACAAAAGTTATGACATTAAACGAATTAGAAGTTAAGATTCGTGATTGGGCGATTGAACGAAACATTGATAAGAGTGAAAACGCACCAAAACAGATGATTAAGATTATGGAAGAGTTGGGAGAAACCTCAGCAGCACTTCTAAAAAAGAATGAACCTGAATTGAAAGATGGTATTGGTGATATACTTGTAACAGTTATTATCTTCGCACAACAATTAGGTTACACTCCAGCTGAATGTTTAGAAGCAGCATGGAATGAAATAAAAGATAGAAAAGGAAAGACCGAAGGTGGTGTTTTCATTAGAGAAAAATAGATTACAATAAAAATAAAAAAATGGCTAAAACAAATTACGGCGAAGAATTAGGTTGGGAACTTGATGTGGATTTCCCATCATGGGCTAACACAGAGATATACGTTAAAACTATATCAAAAGGTTATCTACTACCAGGTGAAAAACCAAAAGATGCTTATTGGAGAGTTGCAACACGAGTTGCACAGAGATTAGAAAAACCTCAGATGGCAACTAAATTCTTTGATTATATTTGGAAAGGTTGGTTAAATCTTGCAACACCAGTATTATCTAATACAGGTACAGATAGAGGTTTACCAATTTCTTGTTTTGGTATTGACGTTGCAGATTCTATTTACGATATTGGAAGTAAAAACTTAGAACTAATGTTACTTGCAAAACATGGTGGAGGAGTTGGTATAGGAATCAACCAAATCAGACCAGCAGGTTCTAACATTAGTGGTAATGGAACATCTGATGGTGTTGTACCATTCGCTAAAATATACGATTCTACGATACTTGCAACTAACCAAGGTTCGGTAAGAAGAGGAGCAGCATCTGTTAACCTTAATATTGACCACAAAGATTTTGAAGAGTGGTTAGAAATCAGAGAACCAAAGGGAGATGTAAATAGACAATCACTAAATCTACACCAATGTGCAGTTGTAGGTGATAAGTTTATGAGAAAACTTCAAGATGGAGAACCTGATGCAAGAAGAAAGTGGGGCAAACTACTACAAAAAAGAAAAGCAACTGGTGAACCATACATCATGTACAAAGGAAATGTTAATAAGAATAATCCTGAGATGTACAAAAAGAATGGATTGAAAGTTCATATGACAAATATATGTTCCGAGATTACATTACACACAGATGAGAATCATTCATTTGTTTGTTGTTTATCATCAGTAAATCTTGCTAAGTACAATGAGTGGAAAGATACTGATTTAGTTTATACGGCAACTTGGTTCTTGGATGGAGTACTTTCAGAGTTCATTCAGAAAGCAAAAAACATGAGAGGATTCGAAAACTCTGTTGCATCTGCTGAAAAGGGTAGAGCATTAGGATTAGGAGTTTTAGGATGGCACACTTACCTACAACAAAATGGTATTCCATTTGAAGGTATGGAGGCTCAATTTGAAACTCGTAAGATTTTTTCTCAGTTAAAGATAGAATCAGAAAGAGCATCAAGAGATATGGCATCAGAATTAGGTGAACCTCTATGGTGTAGAGAAAGTGGATTTAGAAACACTCACTTAAGAGCAGTTGCTCCAACAGTCAGTAACTCTAAATTAGCTGGAAATGTATCTGCTGGTATCGAACCATGGGCAGCGAATGTATTTACAGAACAAACTGCAAAAGGAACTTTCATTAGAAAAAATACTGAATTAGAAAAAGTTCTAAGAAAAGCTGGTATCAATAACAGAGATACTTGGGATAAGATAATGGAAGATGGTGGTTCAGTACAAGATTTAAAAGATTTAGATGGATGGTGTTACCTTGGTGGTAAGATGGTACAATGTTCGGATATTAAAGAAGAAGATAAAGATAAGACCTACCCTGTCAAGGATGTGTTCAGAACGTTTAAGGAAATCAACCAAATGGACTTGGTTAAACAAGCTGGTGTAAGACAACAGTATATTGACCAAGGAGTTTCCTTAAACCTAGCGTTCCCATCTATCGCTTCACCAAAGTGGATTAATCAAGTTACAATGGAAGCTTGGAAGCAGGGAATTAAAACGTTATACTATATGAGAACTGAATCAGTACTCAGAGGTGATATTGCAACAAGAGCAGTTGACCCTGATTGTGTTGCTTGTGATGGTTAATAAAAATAAAAAGGAGAAAAAAAATGATAACAGTAAAAAAATTCTACGCAGAATGGTGCGGACCATGTAAAATGTTAAGTCCAATTATGGAAAAGGTAAAAACAAATTATGATAATGTGTCTTTTAGTGATATTAATATAGATGAAGATTTTGAAGTAGCACAAAAGTATTTTGTAAGGTCAGTACCAACAGTTATCATAGAACAAGATGGTAAGGAAGTTGGAAGATATGCAGGATTGCAATCTGAACTTACTTATAAAAATGCCCTTAATGAATTAAAATAAAATTTATGTCAAGAACCTTATGGTTTTTTAGTAATAGGTTACGAGGAGAATCTCATCCAAGAGCAAAATTAACAGCCGAACAAGTAATACAAATACGAGATTTGTATTCAAAAGGATTTTCAACCAATGTTATAGCACGAAACTTTAAAGTTTCTACTTGGAATATAGAAGAAATATGCAAAAGAAAAACTTGGACTCATTTGTAAATCTCAGATTTTTTTCGTATCTTTGTATAAATAAAATAAAAATATGACGGTTATAGAAGCAACTTCACCTGGTGATGCTTGGGTAAAAGTATCAAAACATTTATTAGAAAATGGCGTAAGAGTTGGTAATCTTACAGAAGAACTTAATGTAGTAACAGAAATCACAGAATTTAAATCGGATGATTGGTTTGATGGTCACTTTAGAGAAATAATGGGTGATGATAGAATCGATTTTGCTAAAACTGTTACATTCCTTAAACCAGAACAAAAGAAACCAGATAATCCATTCTTTGAAGAAGAGGAGGGATTGGAATATAAATTTATCAAAGACCATTATCACCAATCTTATTGGGGTAGAATGGTATCTTGGAAAGGTGAATTTAATCAAGTAGAAAATGTAATCAAAATTCTATCAACTGGTAAAGCAGTAAAAAGATGTGAACTAATTATCTTTGACCCAACAAAGGATGCAAGGAATCCATATTCACAACCTTGTATGTGTATGATTGATTTAAAACCAAGAAATGGTAAATTATACCTTACATCAGTACTTCGTTCAAATAGAGTATCTAAAAGTGGTTATGCAGATTATACTGCGTTAACAGAAATGGGACACTTCCTTGCTGAACAAAGTGGATTGGAATTAGGAAAAGTAACTACACTTGCGTGTTCATGTCACATTGGTGATATGGATAATGAAAAAAAGAAAACTATCAAGTTACTAGAAGTATTAAACAAATAATATGTGTGGAATTGTAGCAACAATTGGTTATCATAAAAATGATGTTGACCAAATGTTAGAAAAAATATCTCATCGTGGTAGAGATAATAGAGGTATTAAAGAATTTACATACAACGATAAAACTATTCACTTAGGACATAATCGTTTATCAATCAATGATGTTTCTCCATTGGGTAATCAACCTATGGAGTTTGATGGTACACATTTAATTGTTAATGGTGAAATATGGAATTATCCACAACTTAGAAAAGAATACGAAGAGCGAGGTTATGAATTCAACTCAAACTCTGATTCAGAGATTATTTTATATCTTTATAAAGAGAATGAATTGGAGAGGTTAGATGGGATGTTTTCTTTTGTTATATATGATGATAATAAATTGATATTATCTCGTGACTGGGTGGGTAAAATACCCCTCTACATCCATAATACAAACAAATATATCATTGCTAGTGAGATAAAATCAATTCTAACTCAAGAAGGAATAAATGATATACAAATTGTACCTAAAAATACATTAATAGAAATAGATTTAGATACTGATGATTTTAAAATAAATGAAAATTTTTATTTTAAATTTTCAAACGAAGTAACAAATCCAAAATCACATGAAGAGGTTGGTGAAACTACGTTCAAATTATTAGAAAAAGCAGTTGATAAAAGATTATTATCAGATGTTCCAATTGCGACATCATTAAGTGGTGGTATTGATTCTGCAATCATAACTTATTTACTTAAACAAAGAATACCAAATATCAAAGCATATACAATTGCGTTTGACCAAGATTCAAAAGATTTACAAAAGGCAAGAGTTTGTGCAAAAGGTATTGATGTAGAACTTATTGAAGTATTTGTACCAAGAGATGAAAAAATAATCAAACAGAGATTTTTTGATTCTATAAATGTAATTGAATACCCATCAACTGTTCAAATGGAAGTTGGTATCTTACAATCTTTTATTGCAGAAGAAATGGTTAAGGATGGAATTAAAGTTGCATTTAGTGGAGAAGGTTCTGATGAATCATATGGTTCATATGGAACATTTAGAATGTTTAGTAAAAAACCAGATTGGAGTGATGTAAGAAAAACCTTATTTGAAAAACAACACTATGGTAATTTATTGAGAGGTAACACAATCTTTATGAATTATGGAACTATTGAATTAAGGTGTCCATTTTTCGATACAGAATTCTTGAACTATACTACTAATCTACAAGATGAATTTTTATCTGATAAAGGACAATGGAAAAGACCACTTGCAGATGCTTTTAGAGGTAAGTTACCAGATGAAATACTAGACCAAGAGAAACGTGCATTTCAGAAAGGTACAAACTTTAAAGAATATATTGAAAAAATTATCTTAGAAGATGAAAAGATAAACTTTAGAAACAGAAAAAAACTCTTTCATGTTATTTGTGATAACTTTGAAAAGGTAAATGGATTCTCTCATAAAAAACTTAGACAACCAGTTAAAAATAATAATGTAGGAATCTACAAATTTATATGATACAAACACCAATAGAAGAATATAAACTCAAAGGTAAAACAGTTCATGTCAAACGAGATGATTTAGTTGGAAATGGTACAACACTTCCTCGTTGGGCAAAGATTGAAGGTATTCGTAAGATATTGGAATCAGATTATATCGATAAATCTAAACCACTTACACATCTTTCAGTATATGGAAGTTGGACAGGTTGGGTTTTATCTGTATTATGTAAAGAATATGGTATTGAGTTTATATCTTCATATCCAAACTCTAAATCATATCCACCAGAGATATTAGAAATAATCAAAGGTAATGGTGCGAAACTAAATCCACTAAAACCTAATATGATGAAATTACTTGAGAATAAACTTGGTGGTATTGCAAAAAAGAATGGGTGGCAACAATTACCCTATGCTTTTAATCACCCTGCATATGTTTCTTATATGCAAGATAGAATGAAGGAAGTTTTAGAAGAACAAGATTTCGACCATCTTATTGTATCAATTGGTAGTGGGGTAACAGCATCTGGTTTAATTAGAGAATTCTTACAATATAAAGATTGGAAAGATTTACTCAACAATAAAAGAAAAGTACATACTGTTACGATGTCATCTCTTGCATCTACTCAAAAGATTTTAAATGAGAATAAAGCAGGAGATTTAAATAATATTAATATCCATGAATCGAAATATGCATTCAATGATTTTATGGATGAAGTTACAGAATATCCATTTGATATGAATGAGTTTTGGGAGCGTAAGATGTGGTGGTGGTTAGAAAATAATATTGAGAACTTGGAAGGGAAAATTCTTTTTTGGAATATTGGAGGTTCATATAGAAAATCATTAAACTTAAAATAATGTACGGCGGAGAAGATTACTTTGAACAATTTTATGGAATGAAACCTTATTTAGAAATAAATGAGGAACAATGGGAAACTATAAAAGATATGTATCCAAAGGATGAAGTTAAAGAAAAACTTGCTGATTTGTGTATGACATATCCTTTACCATACCAAACAGAAAAATATACAGAAGATGATTGTAGAAAGGATTACTTCAAACTTAAAGGAATTCGTTGGAACGAGCTATTAATAGAAGGAAAAGAATGGTTTCAAAGACAATCAAGAGAATCTAAATATCCATTAACATATGAAGGTAAACCTCTTTTTTTCAAAAGATATAACGTAGGAAATCTTTCTAGTAATTGGTGGCAAGAACAAAACAGATGGTCAATATGCTCAAGTGGATATCCAGGTCCCGCTAGGACATGGAGAACGAGAGCATTTATGATATCATTAATGGGTGCTGCATTTAGTTTAAAGTTAGATAAGATTGGAAAGAAAGAATTAAGATTAATGATTTCACTTCGTAAATATATAGCATCTCAACACAAGCCAAATGTCACCAAATGTTTAACAGAATATCTTGGAAGTAAGACCATGCTAGATTTTTCTGCTGGCTGGGGAGACCGTTTATCGGGTGCCTATGCTTCTGAAACTATTGAACATTATGTTGGAATTGACCCGCGTAAAGAAAACCATCCCATATATAAACAACAAGCAGATTTTTATCAAAAACATACTTCTTTCTTTGAAAATCCAACAAAGGTAGATTTACACCAATCACCAGCAGAAGATTTTGATTATTCAGATTACCAAGATTATTTTGATTTGGTTTTTACTTCACCTCCCTACTTTAATGTAGAAAGATACGGTGATGATGATACACAAAGTTGGATACGATATAAATCAATAGATGCTTGGAATGAATATTTCTTACATCAGGCATTAGAAAAGATTATACCCACACTTAAAAAAGGCGGAAAGATGGCAATCAATATCGCAGATGTTTACACAAGTGGTGGTGGTGGTGGAAAAGATTGGAAAGAAATAACACAACCAATGTGTGAGTTTTTAGAATCAAAAGGATTAACTTATAAAGGTTGTATTGGAATGGAGATGGCAAAAAGACCTAATAGTGGTGGAGCAGGAACTGTAAAGTCATCAGAGCATAATGAAAAACAGTATAAAGAAGAAACTCTAAAGAATTCAGAAGAGAATCAAGATAAAACTTTCTGTGAACCAATTTGGATATTTCAAAAATAATTCGTATATTTGTACATATGTATCAAAACATTTATTATCAACGAGAAAAGAACTTAATTCACCTTTGGGATGATACCAGAGGATACTCTGCGTTTCCATACACACGATATGCGTATGAAAAAACTCAAAGAGGTGAATATAAATCTATCTATGGAGATACTTTAACCAAGATTTATAAGTTTAAAAAGGATGACCCTAACTTATTTGAATCAGATGTACCTGAAACTACTAGAGCTCTTGTAGATTTATATTCAGATTCAGATGAATCATCTACTGGCCATGTTGTGTTAACTTATGATATTGAGTGTGAAATGGATAGTGGTTTACCTGACCCCCAAGAAGCAAAGAATGCTTTAACTTCAATAGCATTACATGATTCAGCTACTAATCAGTATTGGGTATTGGTTATGGATGTAACCGGTAAGATGGAAGAGAAAACTACTGATAAAGCAATCGTAATTCCATTTACAGATGAACGAGATATGTTGATGAAGTATTTGGAACTATATGAATATATCAATCCATCAATCGTTACAGGTTGGAATATTGATTATTTCGATACACCAATGTTATACAATAGAATCAAAAGATTGTTAGGTGAAAGACAAGCAAATAGATTATCACCAATTGGTAAATGTTTCTGGTCACCCTATCGTAAGAGATTTTTTATGGCAGGTGTATCTTATTTAGATTATATCGAGTTATATAAAAAATACAACTATGGAGAACTTCCAAACTATCGATTAGATACCGTTGGTCAAATAGAATTAGGCAGAGGTAAGATTGAATACCAAGGTAACTTAGACCAATTATTCAGAGATGATATTGAAAAGTTTATTGAATATAACTTGGTAGATGTTGAGTTGGTTGTTGAGTTTGATAAAAAATTAGATTTTATTGATTTATGTAGAGGTATTGCTCATGCTGGTCATGTACCTTATGAAGATTTTGTTTATTCATCAAAGTACCTTGAAGGTGCAATGTTAACGTATCTAAGAAGAAAAGGATTGGTTGCACCAAACAAACCTGCTGATAGACTAGAACGAATGCAAGAGATTCGTGATAATAATCAAGAAAAGTTTATTGGGGCTTATGTAAAAGACCCTATTGTTGGTAAGTACGATTGGGTATATGATTTGGATTTAACATCACTATATCCATCAATCATTATGACCCTAAACATATCACCTGAATCTAAGATAGGTAAAATCAGAGATTGGGATGCAAACAAGTTTGTTAAAGGTGAGGTTGATACATATTACATTGGAGAGGATGAAATTTCAAAAGAAAATTTGAAGAAATACTTAGAACAATCAAAATTCTCAGTAGCATCAAATGGAGTTCTTTACAGAACTGATTCAGTTGGATGTATTCCAGGTATATTAGATATTTGGTTTAATCAACGCGTTGAGTTCAAGAATCAGATGAAAAAATATGGAAAAGCAGGAAACAAAGAAAAATACGCATTTTACGCAAAACGTCAGTTGGTTCAGAAAATTTTACTTAACTCTTTATATGGTGTGCTTGGGCTTCCTGCCTTTAGGTTCTATGATGTTGATAATGCTACCGCTGTTACCACGACAGGACAGACAGTTATTAAATCAACTGCGGATATGGGTAACATCAAGTACAATAAGGAGCTTGGTACTCCTGATTTGGACTCTAACATATACATTGATACTGATTCGGTATTTTTTTCAGCAGTTCCTTTAATGGATAAACGTTATCCTAATTGGAAAGATGAAGAACAAGATACAATTGCTGGTTATGTAAATGATATTGCAGAAGAGATGCAAGATTATCTTAATGATTTCTATAACATACTTTCAGAAAAAGTTCTAAATGTTGATAAAGATAAACACAGATTAGAGATTAAGAAGGAGTATGTTGCTAAAGCAGGATTATGGGTAGCAAAGAAAAGATATGCTCAATGGATTATATCAGATAATGGTGTACCTGTTGATAAGTTAGATGTAAAGGGATTAGATGTTAAACGAAGTAGTTTCCCTAAGGCATTCCAAGAAATCATGGCTGAGGTTCTTATATCGATTCTACGAGGTGAAACCGAAGAAGAAATATCAGATAAAGTTCTTGCTTTTAAAAAGAGTATGACTGAACAAGATACTAAAGTTATTGCAAAAAATTCTGCAGTTAAAAATCTAACAAAATATATGCCAAAAGGTAAAAGACAATTATTCCAATGGGTAAGTGGTGCTCCTGCTCATGTAAAAGCAGCAATATCATATAACGATTGTCTTAAACATTTTGATGTCCCATTTAAATACGAACCCATGAAAAATGGTGATAAAGTAAAATGGGTTTATTTAAAAAACAATCCTCTTGGGTTAAGTGGATTGGCCTTTACAGGTTATTCAGACCCACCAGAGATAGAAGAATTTATCTCTACCTACATTGACCACAATAAAATCTTTGAAAGAGAATTACAAGGAAAGTTACAAGATTTCTATGATTCTATTGGATGGGGAGATGTTGTGAGTGAACAGAGAACAGCTGAAAAGTTTTTCTCATTTTAATTTGGATATATCAAAAATAATTCGTATATTTGTACAACAATAAATTATAATTTAATAAAAACATGGAAAAACAATCATTAAATCGCTTCGTATCGAAGTACAATCTTGCAGGTTTAGTAGAATCTGTAAAATGGGAATCAAAAGATGGTTCTCTTACAACATCATTTATTTCAGATGATAAATCTGTTTTAGGTAATGTTACTATGAAAGAGTTTGAGGCATCAAACGCTGAATTTGGTGTTTATGATACAACCAAACTTACAAAGATGTTATCAGTATTAGGAGAAGATGTAGAATTTTCACTAAATGATATAGATGGAAAACCAGTTTCTTTGAAATTCAAAGATGGTTCAACAAACGTAAACTATATGTTGGCTGATTTATCAGTTATCCCTAACGTACCTGATTTAAAACAATTACCTCCTTTTAATGTGGAGATTAAATTAGATTCAAACTTTATTTCAAAGTTTATCAAGGCTAAAGGTGCATTGGCGGATGAGAATAATTTTACATTTACTTGTAAAGATGGTGCTGGACAAATGATTTTAGGTTATTCAAACATTAACACAAACAGAATTAACATTGATGTTGATTGTACTTGTGAGGGTGATGTTGAACCAATTTCTTTCTCAGCAACATATTTAAAAGAGATACTAGTTGCAAACAAAGAAGCAACAGATGCAACCTTAAAGATTTCATCTCAAGGTTTATCACATATCTCATTTGAAGTAGATAATTACGAATCAAATTATTACCTTGTAGAAATTCAATCTTAATGAATCACTTTTACGAACGAAGTAAATTTTCCGAGTTTAAATCCAATACTACTTATCATCAGTTGTTACAAATGACCGATGATGAGTTTGTATCTTGGGCTAAACTTCTTCGTAAAGAAGTTACTGAACAATGGGATGAACGAGGAACTCCACCAGTTATTGGTGCAGATAAAGATGGTATCATTAAAAAGTTCAAGAAACTTAAATCTAATCCAGCAGAATATTGGGTAAAGGATACAAGTGGTGATGATGAATCATTGGGTATCATTAAAAACTTTAATAAAGATGCATCAGTTGTAAATCAGTTTTTTCCTACAATGTTAAAAACTAAAATATCAATTGGTAAATCTGCTGATAATGGGTTATCTATATACGACCACTTTTCAGACCCAACAATGGAAGATAAGTTTGTTAGGATTATGAAACGTTCTGTTAAGAGAGATTCAATGTACTCATGGTCTCGTTCAATTGTTGATAAAATTGATGAGAATCCTTTTTGGAATGGACAAGATGGTGTACAGTTTGTAAAGGATGTTCATGATGGAAAAGTATTTACTGGTAAGTATTCTGATTTAGGTATTGTTCTTGCAAAAGTAAAAGCATCTACCTTAAGTAACTATGGAACTTTTAATGAAGAATATGTAGGTTTCGGTAATCTATATATGACAGCAGATGAAGTTAATCAATTAAACAACGATGGTTATTTAAATAATACACAAATTTCTAATCTAGGAGATATTGTTGAATCATCTACTTCAGATGCAGGAACTGTTACTGAATACAAATATTTAATTCGTTGGTACGATAAAACAGATGGTATCTTCCCTAAGATATTACAAGTATTCAGATTAAGTTGCGGACAACCAGCAGTAAACTTTCCAGCATTAACTGCAAAGTGGATTTACGAAAACTATACTAAACACATTGATACCAAAGAACCATTGCATATTTATGATTCATCAAGTGGTTGGGGTGGTAGAATCTTAGGAGCAATGAGTTCTCGTAAGAAAACTCACTATGTTGGTACAGACCCTAATCCTGATAACTTCTTAGATGAAGAAGGTATTTCTCGTTATGAATACATGGCTAAGTTTTACAATGATAATTGTGTAGATGATTTCTCAGATAAACTTACATCATTCTTTGATGTAGAAAAACAAGGTAATACATATGAACTATTTCAAGATGGTTCAGAACTAATCTCAAACAATCCAAAGTTCCAAAAGTATAAAGGTAAATTAGATATTTCATTTACTTCACCTCCTTACTTTAACAGAGAACAATATTCACAAGATGAGAACCAATCGTTCAAAGCTTATGGTGAATACGAAGATTGGAGAGATAACTTTTTAAGACCCACTCTAACAACAATTTATGAGTATCTTAAAAATGATAGATATATTCTATGGAATATTGCTGATATTAAAATTGGTAAATCTACTTACTATCCACTAGAACAAGATTCAATTGATATCTTAAATGAATTAGGATGTGAGTATAAAGGTAAACTCAAAATGTTGATGACCAGAATGGTTGGGTTAGACCCCTCCAAGAGTGGTATCAAAAACGCAGTAGAGTTTGAAGGAAAACAATATAAATTTGAACCGATTTTCGTGTTCCACAAAAAATAAATTATGGCAAACTTAACAGAAATAGCAAGAAAGTTTAGAATCTCAGACCATTTTCTAAACTCAAAAGAAGATGGGTTACTCGTAGTAGCATCATCATTACAAGATATTATAGGAGAAATGAACTCTGGTCAAATAGACAGAAACAAAAAAGAATCTTTAATTGAAAAGTTAGAGAGGTTATCAGTATTTTGTAAAGAAGTAAAAAACGCAGGATTTTAAATGTATCCCACTATATTACTAATAGCATTTGGTAAAAAATATATAGATATTCTTTTAGAAGATTATAAATTAATACCTAAAAGTTATAATTTAGTAATATATACTAATGATACAAATACTGTAAAAACAAAATTACCATCGGCTGATGTTAGAGAATATGAAGAAAGTATTTTTAAATATTTTGATAAAATTTCCCTAACATATAAATTAACCGAAGAAAAAAATAAATCAATTCTTTATATTGATGTTGGTAGATTAAAAGAAGTACCAAATTTAATATGGAAAATAGATTTAGATACAGTATCTAATATTCACTATATAGGTAATTGGGGAAGTATAAAATCAGCTAATGATTTAGTGAATCACAAAAGTGAATATTTTGAAGATACCTATTGGGATAATATATTAAGTATTTTTAAATCAAAATATGATTTAAATCTAATTCCAACAATATTAGAAAGAGTATTTATACTCCCCTATAATAAAAAAATGAAAAAATTCATAAGTGTATTTGAAAAACTGAGACCATTATTTGAACACACTTCAGTAAGTAAACGTAATGTTTATAAAGGAATTGGTAATGGTGAAGGATTGGCAATGGGATACTCAATTTTAGATTCAGAAAGTTCAATAGTACATTTTTATCAATCAACTAACATAAAAAATCAATTAATATAATGGCATTCTTTGAAGATACATCAAACCAAGAAATAAACAACTCGTTGTGGGTTGAAAAATATAGACCTCGTAAATTAACAGAATATGTTGGTAATGAACATCTGAAACAAAAGGTAAGTGATTACCTTCAAAGTGGAGATGTACCCCATCTTTTATTCTTTGGTAAAGCGGGTACAGGTAAAACAACTTTAGCTAAGTTAATTGTAAATTCAATTAGTTGTGATTATATTGTTATAAACGCATCTGATGAGAATAACGTAGATACAGTTAGAAACAAAGTAAAAGGTTTTGCTTCAACTGTTGGTTTCAAAGATATGAAAGTAATCATCTTAGATGAGTTTGATTATATGACACCAAATGCACAAGCAATCCTTAGAAACTTGA